CCCTAATAGGCTTCAATGTTGTTCTGAGCCATTTCTAGCTCCTGTGACAGCTTTATATTGCTTCTGTGGGTATTTATACCCCACAACAGTAAAAACGCAACAGAAGCCACGCAAATGCCCTTAACGGCCATCTTCCAGTGGTTCTTCAGCCACAGGAGTGTCGTTAGTATTGTCGTCATCAAAATTCAAATATATTCCGGTATAGTCCTCACCTTTCTTTCTAAGGAATTTACCGAGCAGTTTCCAAGGTCCTTTGGGATCAAGTGTATTCAAGTTCTCAATAATGGACCACAATTCTGTTAATGTTATGATTGCGGTAACACCTCCGGTAAGTATAAATACGCCAGACTCATCAAGTACGGCCCATTCAAGGCCGTGTACTAATGCAAGGATTATGGCTTCATCTTTAAGCTTCCTTATAGTACCAGCCCAATTCTTACCGCTTTCAATCTTCTATTTAAACTTCCTAGCTACCTTAAAACCATAGATCATGTCTACAATTGTAGTAGCGAAGCATATTACTAGTAAATACCATATAGGAGCAAAGTAGCTCACTACAGCAGATCCCAATCCCAAAAAAAACTTTCCTAATGCGCTACCATTGACCATTGCGTTCAAGGTAGCACCCATGTTTGACAGGGTTTGAGATAAATGTGATATCATTACGGATTTGTTCCCCAACTTTTAACCCAGCCTTGTCTAGATCCCTTCCAAGGATAAGTGTTTATATAACCGGCTATGGCTGCTTTATAACAAACAATCGTCATTGTTTTTTGAACAACTGTAATACCGTTGTATGTGCCAGTAAGTGTAAATGGAATTTCGTCAAGCCATAGCAATTCTGAACTGTTTGATGTTTCCGCAACTCTCCAATTTCTAGTAGGATAAACCCACTCGTCATTATCGTCCATTGTTCTCTATGGCATTATCATAACAGCTTCGTATTGAGAATAAGATCCAGACTATTTACTCCACCAATAATTATACCCGCTGGTACTTGTACCAAGAGATGCTGTCCACTATAAATCATTATGGCTAACATTTACACCATTTACAGTAGCAATAGTATCGGTATACGAAAGTTCAGTTCCGTTACTTGTATACATTGGTTCAAACCAAACATGAATAGGTATTCTATTGCTAGGTATCCATTCTTGATCTAATTCATATCCGTTAGTAGGATCTCCGTGAGGAATACCACCACCAGCGTCAGCTGTCTTCCATCCAACATCAGCGAGCATTACTACAGGTTGAACTGGAGGAGTATCTTCTGTAAATTGTGCAGTGAATGTAGTATCTCCATTTATTTGCGTAGAAGATACACTTGGACTCCATCCGGTAAATGTATATCCAGATTTCGTAGGTGCACTTGGTTCTGTTGCATAACCACCGTGCTCGACGTTTTGCGTGTCCCAAGTAGATCCGTCGGAAATAAATGTTACAGTATGGTATACAGGATTTGCTGTATAGTATGCAGTATATGTATCATTTCCTGTAACGGTACCGAATGGTTTATTCCAATGATCAAACGTATACCCAGAAATTGTCCAAGGCGTTATAGATGGAGCGGTACTTCCATGGCTTACGCTTCTAGTAATACTGTCGCCGGTAACATTATTATTATATGTAACAGTGTATTCAATAAGATTTACATAATCAACAGGAACAAGTCTGTTATTAGTAAAGCTTGCTAACGGCGCAGGGTCTGCGTAATGATCTATAGCAGTAATTTTGCATATGCACCTATTATTAGGTGTCAGAGAGCAACCAAGTATCTGGTTTGCCTCTGAATAAGTCATCATTTTTTTCATAATCACATTGTCGAATCATAGAATCCAGCACCAGTAACAGTACTGCCAAACGTAGATGCTCCATTGACTACAATTCCGCGGCTTGCGTTGGTAGGAGTAAGTTGTCCATTTGAAAGTTTCCACAAACCTTCTAACGCAGTTACACGAGCTTCAAGAGCATTTAAGTTTGCATTCGTGGCATAGTTATTTTTAATGTTTGTTATCTGTCCACCAAAATCTGCATCTTCTAAGGCTTTGATCCTTGCTGTATTACTAGCAATAGATGCACCATAGTTTGCATCTTCTAGTGCTTTAATTCTAGTAGTATTGCTGTTGATTGTACTATTCATTTGCGCAGCATCTGAGCTGTGCTGAATAATCCAATCCGCAATCTCCTTTAGAGTGTCAAACGATGCATCTGCACCAGCAACCAATTCTGCAATATATGTAGCAACAATATTTCTAACACTATTGGTAACGCTAGCACTTCCGTTAAGCGTATCAATCGCGTTCTTAATATTGAGACCGTTTACTGTAAGATTACCTCCAACAGACAGATCTCTCTCTGCAGAAATATTACTTTTAAGTGTTGTTATACCATCTACACGAAGCGTTCCTTTTACCCACAGGTCATTTGATACATTCTCCAGTGCACCAACTCGTGACAAGAGGTTTGATAATTTACTATAAATATCAGTAACTGTTGGTCCTGTAGTATCACCAGAAATATAAAGGTCGCCTCCAATAGAAGTTGTTCCATCAGTATGAGATATCGCAACGACTCTCTTATTAATAACGTCTTGAAAGTTATTAACAGATATGGAATCGCCAAAGTTACCGTCATACAATTGGAATGCATTCAAAAGAATATCGTTGTGGCTATCGTCCGAACTCGCAAGGTCTGTGTATATTTTAATATTCTTACCTTGTTTCATAATCACGAAATAGTTGAGTCATAAAATTCTGCACCAGTGACAGATCCTCCGAACGTAGACGCATTAGATACAGATATACCACGATTAGCCTTAGCAACAAGATTTGTGCCGTTATCTGACCACAATCCCTCCAATGCTTGAATTCTAGCTGTCAATGCTGCGATAAGGTCTGAATGTTCGTCAACAACGTTTGTAATCGTATTTATATTTGCAAGTCCGGCAGGTAGAGCACATGTTGTTGTATGCCCGTCGCCAAACGTAAGAACAAGGTGATCACCATCCAAAGCTACACCAATAACAGCCCTAGCTCTTGTTTCATATGTTGTTGCTGCATCAGAAGATTTCAAGAACGTATTATCTGCATCTCTAGCTGTATAATAATCGTCCGGATTAAATATCTAATCACCATCAATTGTAGTAGGCTGTTTTCCGGCAGCAGTGTTCCAAGTGATAACGAGTTGACGATTTCTCCATTCAACACTGTCGATCATTCCGTCGATAACAAAGTCGTCAGCATCAACTGTAGAAATAGTAACGCCGTTCTTATTCTTGAAATATATTGTACGATCTGACTTATTATAAACAGCATCGGCAATAAGATCATTGTTCATATCATCTGCAAGCTGATCTACCTTGTCATCAACGCCATCTATTTTATTATCCAGATTATCAATATCGCCTCCAAGCTCGTTGCCAAGATTGTTGATCATGTCTTCGAGCTCATCTTCACGATCAGTGGCACGCTGTGTTTCGTTATCAATCTTGCGGTTGAGTGTTTCTATATCAACCTCTTCTTTTTCCGCAAGATCTCCTATCTGTTGTGTTAAATTTGAATTGTAGTTTACAATATCCTTTTCAAGCTTAACGATACGGCCAGACATGTCCGTGTTCTTCTTAGTTTCCTTTTGAAGCTTTTTGATTTCCTTTGTACATTTACAATTATCCCAACATGGGGTACAAGGTACAACAGGAAGAGTATCGCCACTCAAAATATCAACTTCGCCTCCGACAACAAAAGGATTATCGCAAACCTAATCAAACGGATTGCATTCGCAGCAACAGTTCTGCATTTCATTAAAACAATTTTCCATTTCCATAATCACGAAGCCATTTCTGAATCATAAAATCCGTGTGCAACAGCAGCACGACCGTTCTTAGCCTGTACTCTGCCTTCACCGTTAATCTCCCAAAGCATACCAGCTTCAAGTGCATTCAATCTGTTTATTATATCAGATAGATCTACTGGTTTGTATACGTCACCGTCTTTATAATACAAATCACCATCGATATAAAGATTACCTTTGATGTTTGTATTACCATCTACAACAAGCACGTACGGATTACCTTTAGATCCGTCTCTATTGCCGATTGTAGTAACTCCACCATTTGTATCTGCATACGAAATAGCAGACAGACGTTTGTTGATCATGTCCTGGTAGTTTTCTATAGTATCCTAGTTCGGAAAAAACCTCCCATCGTACAGTTGATACGCATATGCAAGCGCATCATTATGAAAATCATTATCAACGCCTTTTGTTCCGTTTGACTTATTGGCGTCTAGTGTATGATTTAAAAGAGTTCCGTATACTCTAATTTCTTTATTTGCTTTCATTATGCGAATTTAATTTTAAATTTAATATCTCCAGATAAGATGGGAGCGGCGCTACGATAGCAGAAATAACCATCTTTGATCATATCATCAGTCAAGTTTGTCATTGGAATTCTAAATCCAGATGACAGTTCTGCTACAATTTCATCGTCATCTTCTGTACCTTTGATATAATGAATCTTTCTTTGAGAAAATACCCACATATAATTGCCGCTCTTATTATTTGGAACAGAATATGTACCAGTAATTATCTTATATGTGCCTAAGAAATCATCATCAGATGTAATATTCTCAGGTTCAGACTCCGAACTAAATCCTATCTTAATAGTATCCATATATCTAACCGTGACCGTATACTATGCAGGCGCAACTTTTCCATCAATGTCAGTTACTGTTATAGTAGCAGTAGCTTCAGCTCCGTCTATATCCTATGCATATAAAGTACCATCTTTACCAACTTTTACAACGCTTTCGTCTGATGATTCAAACTTCAATTCTGTGAAATGCCAATCCACTGGATTATAAAGAACAGTAGTACCATCTTTAAGTACTACAAAAATATTATAATCAGCTCCGAGAGAATCGTATTCTCCAACGTGCATCACAGTATTACTAGCCATTGTATAATTTGAAGTGCCTGTATAGATGAGCGAGAACAAATCTTCTCTATCTCCAGTTGTATCTGGATATATTGTAATGTTTCCAGACTCGCCTGTTTCATCATCTACAAGCTCGAATACGTCTCCTTTGTCAATAGTGTATGTGCGAAGATTGTGACGCCCCCAACCCTATTCAAATACAGTAAGAATAACTACAAGTTTATATGTACCACACAGTTTCTATTGAACTGCAGGGAAGAAACAAGTGAGCGTATTCTTCTCATTTAATACTTGAGAGTCTGCAAGATAGTATGGAAGATACGGATCTGGATGCCTATGATCTTCGATAGTTCTTCCAAATATATCATACGGCTCTGGCTCCGGATGATGTGGTTCAGCACATGGAGGAAGTGGCGGATGATTTAAGCAATGCGGATCATGAATATGATCGTGCATAAAATGATCATGATAAGGCCAATGTCCAAAATGGTCATGATGAAAATGATGATCGAAAGGCCACCACGGTTCAAATCCACAACATGACGGCTTTGGTCTAGGACCATGCTATATATGGCAACAATGATCGTGAAAATGTTCTGGATGTAATCCAAATCCCCTATAACCAGGCCACCAATGGAAGTCGTGGAAATCTGGAGAGAATCTATCGTAATTACACATATTTGCAGGAAGCATGTGATAGCTTGGGAATCCAGCATTGTTGATATTGTGATGTGTCGGATGATAGAACTCCGGGAAACCTACTCTTAAGAATGGTTTGGGATGGATTTCATCTTTTTTTGGTCTAAACCAAGATGTATTGATCAGATAACATCTAAGTTGTTTGACATTAGACTAATCAAATTCGTCGATCTTATCAAACCCTGCTTCTGTATTGGGTTCTATTTTAAGTTTAAGTCTAATGTCATTACCTATTCTAATCTTTCTCATATTGCAATATGTTAATAAAAAAGGCCACAGATGGGCGTTGCCCACCCGTAGCCAGTTTTATGTGTTTTGTTTTAATTAAGCAACAAAAGCGTCGAGAATATCCTTCAGGTCACCGAGCTGACCGGTGATTCCGTATACCTCGAGAGTCTGCTTTGTCTTACGCTGGATGTCATCAGCAGCGCGGTACATGTTCTCAAACTCGAGAGTAAGAGCATCGTACTGTGCACTGAGATCGGTCTCCATAGCGGGCTTGATGATGGGCCAAGTGCCCTCGCCACGGTTCAGGATACCCAGGTAACCCATAGCCCAAGACTCGCGGTCACGAACCAGTTTAGCTGAAGCAGGATACTGCTTGCCGGGAACCTTATCGATAGTTACGCCTTTGGGGAAATGCTTGTTCAGTGACTCCCATCCGTCTGCAGCAGGATCGGTGTAATAAACATTAGCATTGAAACGAACTTTGTTAGCAGGACTGATTGAGTCTACGCTGTCGTCATCGTCATAAGGCATAGCGGTCAGAATAACCTTGTTTGCAACAGAAGTATCGGCAGATACACGAGCGCGCTTCCACTCTTTGTTAATAATGCTACCAATATTAGCAGCAATAGTAGCAGGAGTATCGCCAACTTCAGTTACATACTCGTAAGATTCTGTCCACTTGCGATAACGGTGAGGCATGTCCTTAAACGTCAGACGAACGACGATGCGCTTTCCACCATCAGCAAGCTTGTTCAGGAGCAGTACATCGAGATTAGTGAAGTCAATAGTAACCTCATCTTCAGTGTCTGCAGCATAAGTCAGAGCATTGAAGCTCTTGATATCAGCAGCCTTAATCTCGTTAGACCACTTAATAATCGGCTGGAAAACAGTGCTGCCATCAGGACGATGGAGAGCCATGTTCTTCTTGGTTACGATACCAACCTTAATGGTGTTGATATTGCCTGCGTTAGCAGCAGTAACCTCGTACAGCTTGTTCTGAGCAACGTCAGGATCGCAGTTCATAATAATAAACTTGCCAGCGTCAGCAGAAGCAGTGTTCAAAGCAGATGCAAATGCAGGAGCAGCATCAAGTACAGCACCAGTAGTAAGATTGCTAACAAGTACAGTGTTTACGTAATTTACCATAATTTAAATTAATTTTTTCTACTCCCCCTATATTTCAATGTCTAGACCTAACTAGCTGGGGTTTCCACGTTAAAATTATTCTTGAGTATTTACTTCATTTACAATAGTACGGTATCTCGGGTCTGCTTGATTTTCTATATACATCTAAGCAGCCATTTTGATAATCTCGTACATCGTATGATCATCGAAATCCGTGTACTCATTTCGCGGATTATCGAGTGTTAATTCAGTAGGCTTCTTTAAATAGCCTAAAGTATAGGATGAAATTGTATAATTCCCATCAGTAAGTAGATCACATCCACCTTCTTTTCTAATCCTAATAGGTCTTGCTTTATGATATTTGTAGTGAAAGTCAGTAAGACTGTTATTTATTCTATACATGAAACTATCTCTAGTACACTCGAATACACAAGTGTTCATAGGGTGTCCTCCTTCTATAGAATCAATTACCACATCCTCATTAAGAGCATAAAGAAAATCGCTAGGATAAGAAACAGAAAATCTAACGAAGCTTGGATTTTCACCCGGTTCTTGTTGTAGGTCGTTCCAAGTTTGTTCTTTGAAAAGTTTGATAAGATCTTCCCTACGTTTTTCAGTTTGTTCATAGCCCGTCTTATGTATGAAGTCTCCATTGGTTCTAAGCTTAATAAACTTAGCAATGGACTAGTTTAACCAAAACAAAGAATCTTCAGTAGCAGGCTTATTTGCAGCATCATCAAGCTTATTTATTTCACGCTCAAAGTTCGCGATTACTTCAATATTTGTCATTCTTCAGCCTCCTATTTCTTTGGTTGTTGTTTTGGTTGTGTAGCGGTAAGGTGCCTTATATACAAATCAGTTGCACCTGCGACAAGATCATTAAAACATTCCATTGGTAATTCACACGCAGTGTCAGTAAGTATACTAAATTCTGCTGGTAATTTTATATATGTAATATCTACATCGTTTATTGTAGTATATTCATCATGGATTATTTTTATTTTACCTTGCTCAAGTACTGCAACAGGATTTCTAAGTATCCTATGTTGATCGTACGCTTGATTGATTACGGAGTTTGCCTCAGGTTGTTTAACCAATGCATTCGACACTTTAGCGTTCAATGCTGGGTTTTTATAATTACCAGTAATACTAGAGACAGAACGTACATATGCATAGTAGTTATTAGGTAGTGTAAATACTGTGTTCCTAACATCTGCTGAGCCGTCTGACGCGCCATTTAGAAGCGTCTCGTGTGTTGTTAAGGTGCGTAAAAGATCTTCGATTAGAACGGCTGTACGTGAGCCAGAAGCCACGTTGTCATTCTATCTATATAATTCATCTATATACTGTTTCTGAAATTGATTAAGAAACGCATATATATCTTCAGTATCAATCTTATTTTCAAGTTTAAACGTAGGCAGAATGGTTTGAAGCCTGCGCTCAACTTCTATACCAAGTTGTCTTGTTTCTTGTAATGTCATGCTTCAAGTCCTCTTGTTTGTACCTTAGCAGTAAGTCTAGTAGACTCTACATTTTCGAGAGCAAATATTACTGCAAGGGAGATTAATTCTTCTGCCATTGTATCATTCAACTCAAACGTACCATTAAACTCGTCTGTAAACTTAGATGGCTCTTTTACATAAGTAATCTGTAATTCCCCAGGAGTTGCGTTGTAATAATTATCATATAATACAATAAACATATTATCTTCTATATAACCAACAGCATCTTTTATCCAAGGACGGTTGACGCGTGTTTGTTTAAATTTCTTTGCAATTTCATGATTAACAAGATCTACTATAGCGTCTTTACCAGACAATTTTACAACACTTGTTACATAATACAAGAAATCTGAAGGTAAGCTATATTGCATCGAATTATCAGCGAATCCTGATTGCGGGTTTGTATTCTAAGTAGATGTGACAACAAGAGGCTGTATGTCCGATATAGCTTTTGTATCTGCTTCAAACGGAGCTCTCCTCTGGTTATTGCCAGTAACCTTCTATGCTATTAAGGCAAGATAGGCTTTATTAAGAATTGTAGCAATTTCGTAATTTGTAAGCGACGGATATGACGAAGTAACGTTGGCTTTGTCATATTCAATCATGAATTTTATTTTAATATCGTTGTGCGCCATATCTCGTTGTATTGATCGTTAGATCACTTATTTTCTACTTCGTTGATAATAGAAAGCCTCAAATCTTGGTTCTTCTTGTTGTCAAGATATGCGATAGCGTCAACAAGCGAATCAGCAAACATATCTGTACCATAGAAGTAATGTGTCTTATCTTTACGAATAACACCCTTTGCAATAGCATTCTCAAGAAGGAACTCTGTCTCTTTAGACTTGTTATTTACCCACTTATCAAAGAACTTCTTAGGATTCTTATCAACTTGATTAAACAGAGTAGACTCAACAAGTTCATTAGACATACGATCTGCACTCATACCAAACAGTCTGAGACACTGACGCATCTGCTCAAGCGACAACTTATCGAATTCCTTAATAGCATCACGACGCATCTTATTCTGCTTATTCTGCTCAATTGCCTCAGCCTCACGGTTGATCAACAGATAGTCCTTACCAGCATCAAGCTTATCAAGTGATGTAGCAACACGCTTGTGACCGCTAAGGAACTTAATAATCATAGCCTGACGAGGAATAGAATCGTCGAGAATAAGTGTACGTGTACCAATCTTTACTGAGAATGTAGTCCAAAAGTCAGACGTCTTAGAGAGATGTCCATCTTCATAACCAAGAGCTTTCTCAAAATACTTCTCATCTTCTGGGGTGAGACCCGTATATATCGACCCGGAACGTGTATAATATGGGGCAATGTAATCAAAACAATTCTTATATTTTACCAGCCCAATCCAGGGATTCTTCTTTTTAATCTTAAGTTCAACTACCATAATTTACATTAGTATGTTGAGTATCGAACAGGGGGTCTTTCGACCCCCGTCGAATACTTATATTTTTGATATGTGCATTAAATACCGCTATTAGCGATCTCAGTATCCTCTGCATCGCAGTACAGAATACCACAAGACAGCGGGTTACGTACGATGATACCAACCTCACCAAGGAAGTGAACCTGATAACCATCACGGCTATTAGAACGGAGTGTGTTAATGCTGTTTGCGTAGCCATTAGGAGCTACAGAACCGCCAGTGTACCACTGAACGAATTCACGACCCTTACGACAAACCTTAACGATGTTAGACTGACCGTCGAAGTTGCTAATGTTAACAAACAGGAACGTGTAAGACATCAGAGGCTTACCAGTCAGCGGGTGAAGCTGACGGAACATTTCCATATTGTCGAACATAGGACAACGCTTCAGAGACAGCGTAATACCATTAGTCATGTTGTAAGTAGTGAACTGGCCACCGAGGGTCAGGTTCTGACCACTACCAGTAACGAATACATTATCGCACAGGTTAAAGCTAGCAACCTTCTCCTTCAGGATACGGTCGAACTCACGAATACCCATCTCACCGGTAAGAGCAACGAACTTACGCTCGTTAGTACCGAGGATGTTGTAGCAGAGGTCGAACAGATAATCCTCAAACAGCTCAGCTGTCAGCTTGGTGTAGTAACGAATGTTAGCCGGGCTAATCTGCTCGAACAGACCAGACATCGTGGGAACGGGACGACCGTTGGTACCCTTATTGATATAAGTACCATCGCTCAGACGGTTGCTCTTAGAGAAGAGCAGAGCGGTTTCCTCACGCTTCTTCCACTCACGCAGAGCCTTCCAGTACTGATAGTCAGACCACAGATAAGACTTCTTACCAGTCTCAGGATCAGTCAGAGCGATAGCAAGTACGGTGCTGTAAGCATCACCAGTGATATCGTATGTCAGACGGAGATTCTGCAGATGGTTGCGCATCTTAAACGGAGTCTGATAGTTGATGATATCAGCCTCGTCGCTGTACTCCTCGTAAGCAGAACCGATACGGCTTACCTGACGACCAGGAAGCAGGAGCTCACCAGGAATATAAGCGGCCTGTGAACCGTCAATTACATAACACTCGTATACCCAGGTGCTACCATCCTGATAAGGAAGACCAGTAGTACGAACCTGGAAGTGGAAATCGTCGAAGCTAAGAACGGCACCAGGACCGAACCAACGCTCCTCCAAACCGAGGTAGATAGGAGTGTTGCCAAGACCAGGAGTCATAGTGTTCTGGTTATAGTTAGCCAGAGATACCTCCTGACCATTCCACTTAGCAAAACGAATATTAACAGCGTGATCGCTGTCAATCTGTACGGCCCACTCTACTTCGCGATTCTCAACAATCATGGTCTTACCCAGACCACCTGTGAGCAGATCGATAGTCGTAGAAATACCGTCATCTTTGGTACCAAATACCAGTGAAAGCAGACCAGAGATCTCATGAGGCTTGGTCAGCAATGCGTTTGAAATCATGTTCTCATCAACCAAATCGCTGAAACGCTTTCCGCGATAAAGCTGAAGATTGTTAAGTAAAGTATTATTCATATATATTTATAATTGTGTGCATCAGAACATACCACCTATAAGGTCTGTTACTGATTTTGTTTTATCATCGGCATTATAAGTGCTATGATTCTTTGCACTATGCCTTAACATTTTCCTAAGTTTATCAGCAGCGGATGTCTCTCCGGTATTCTTTGCACTAGAAATTAAAGAATCAGCTTTCATTGTGAAGTATGCCGACTCGATCAGATTCTTTGAAAGATTCTTATTGAAGTCTTTTGTATATTGCGACTGTCCATTCTGATCTACCTTGAAGATATAATCGAACAAAGCCTTACGATCTTCTTTGGGAATTGCAATACCGCGAATATTAGTAAGTTCATTGATATCCTTACTTACTGTATTAAAGAACCATCTTGATTGTTCTTCTTGCTTTTTTGCAAGTTCCTCTTGCTGACGTTGAGCCTCTTCTACTTCCTTCTTACGGAGTTCTTTAAGTCTATCCAAAGCATCCTCAGATTCCTCATACAACATATCACTATCCTCGTAACGTGTTATCTTCTTGTTTATTTGTTCGTCAGTATAGCCACTGCGTTGCATGAGTTCACGTACAACTGCCTTTTGATTATTCTCATCTTCGAGATCAATGTTATCAAGAGTAAGAGCCTCTTGCTGTCTACGATAGAAATCCTCAAACTTTCCTCCATTCTTTACGTACTCGTCGAGCGCCTGTATACGATCGTCCGCGTACTCAGGCTTGGAGTTCTCAGTTACGACAGCTTTCATATAATCTGTCAACTGATCTACTGTAAGAGGTCTATCTTTCTCATCGATCTCATCCATATTCCACCCAAGTGACTGTCCGAGAGCATCGAAGAAGAGGCCAACTTGTTCGGCCTCAATTACATCGGCTTCTGTAGGATCTTCATTATCTTCAGGATCCTCTACAGGAGGCTCTGCAGGAGGTGTGGGTGATTCTTGGTTGTTGTTCACGGGAGGGACCGGAGTATCGTCCACGTGTGCATTTGGATCCTTTTCGTTTGGATCCGGTTCATTGCCGTCCTCAGGATTTTTCACTGGCGGCTCATCAAGTATCTTATCATCATCGACATCATCTGTAAACGGGTTAATATCATCAAGGTTTGTTACACCTCCGCCTTCTTCAGCATTAGTATAGATATTACCGAGTAAATTATCAAATTCTGTCGGAATTGTATTCTTTTTCTTTGCCATATTATAATATGTAAGTTAATTTGTACAGTTTATTCTGTTATATTATTACATTGCATTTTTTGTAAGTCCTTTAACAGGTCTTCCTATATTATCACGCCCTCTAGTATATCCGTGATTATCTATATCAAGATTAAAGCGTCTATTAATAGAAGCTGCTTTTGCCCCTCTTGGTCCAACTAAGATATAATTGTTCTAGTATCCGCTTCCAGGACCATAGTCGTTTTCAGTAACAAATACTCTATATCCGTCAAAAGACTGCGTAGTAAATGGATAATCTACAGATCCGTTCAACTTATCGGGTAAAACCAACTAAGGCTCAACATAATATTTGTCAAACAGTTTTGCGGCTTCTGTTTCAACAAACATATTTATATCGTTTTGATGACGTTTGCGTCTAATAAAAGCATCTCTGCTTCTAGCAAGTTTTATATCTTTATAATACTGTCTCACAGCGTCGTTGATCATCTTTTTTACGTCAGGTACATATTTTGTATTTGATGCAACAAAATATCCAGGATCATACTCATCCACACCAGGTATATAAATAGGAGTATTAACAACAACACCATCTTTATTTACTCTAGGTTTGTTTGCGTTATTGTGCGCCTCTATCTATTTGGCAGACATCCCTCTATATTGATATATAGCAGGCTTTGGTTTTTTTGTAAGTCTGTCTAAAAAAATAAATATATGGGCTGGTATATCACCGCCTTCATGTT